TATAAAATTTCCTTCAGAAGAGATTCAGTTATCTTCACGAGCTACACATGGTACTCGTAGTATGAAGATAGGTGAAACGGATAAGGTTATAGCTTTAGTTCGTAGTATAGAATAAAAGTTAATAATTTGACTTTTATCAAAAGTTATGATATAATTATTATAGTAAAAAGAAAGGGGTAAAATTTATGAAAATAATTTATAAAGCAACAGCTACTAAGGTTTTAATCGCAACTAAGGCAAGAGCAAGCGCTAGAAATTTCACCTATCGACCAATTATGATAAGAATTAGATAATAGGGTGATACCAATGGACAAAATGTTTACAGTTCATAAGAAAGAATTTATTGCTGCCATTGAGTCTATGATAGATATGTTACAAAATTCTTTAGATTTAATGGAAGTAAAAGCTAAATTATCAGAAGAAAAAGACCCCAAAATGGAAGAGCTTTCCACTAACATAAAAGACTTAAATCGTATTTTAATCAATTATAAAAATAATAATGAAATACAAAAAGAAGATGAAAGTAAAGTTGTCGGCGCCCTTGCCACAACTGCAGTTCTTATGGACTATTTAGCTGATAATTATGCTAAAGCAGCAAAACGAGCAAAAGTAATAATAGCAAATATTCAGTAAAATTTTAATTTTAAAATTTTGACAAAAGTTAAAAGTTATGGTATAATAATAATACAATAAAAAATAAATAGCAAAAGCTATTTATAAAATATAATTTAATTTTTAATTAATAAGGAGAAAAATTAACAATGGCAATGACAGAAAATTCGAGAAAGGTATTTGATTTTCTTAAGGAGAACAACAAGGAATTCACAGCGCAGGAAATATCCGCAGCTCTTGGCATATCTGTTGCAGCAGTAACTGGTTCAGTAAATGGTCTGGTTCGCAAGGAAAGAGCTATTCGTAGAGAGGAAACAACTACTGATGCCGAGGGTAAGGCTAAGGTAATTAAGTACATTTCTCTGACAGAAGCAGGTAAGGCTTTTGACCCCGATGCTGAAGTAGCTACTGAGTAATATACGAAGTAAGCACTATGGAAGCTATATAAATTTATATAGCTTCCTTTTTAAATTAAAATAATTAAAACAATTTGAAAGAGAATGGAGAAAATATGGCAATAACATCAACAACTAAGCAGTCAAAGAATGTAGCAAAAATAGTAGGTTTACTTGTAGAAAATAATCTTAAGTCAGGAACTTATATTAAGGATGGCAAAGAAAATGAATATATAGCTGGAACTCTTTCTGTAAGAGTTAACCAGACAATTAGTGGTCAAGAGGAAGTCAATGAAATTCCGATAACGGTATGGGTTGGTAAGTATACTAAGGCTGGTACAATCAATCCTGCTTTTGAATCTATGAACAAGGCTATGACCACTTATACAAGTGTCGCTGCGGCGGATAACGAAGGTGCAGCCACTAAGGTTCTTATTAGTTCTGGCAGTATTATAGAAAATATTTATAGTCCTGATGGTGCAACAGTTCGTAGCACTCCACGTATTCAGACTTCTTTCATTAATTCTATTACGAATATAAGTAATTACGTTCCTGAAGCAACCTTTACAGTAGATATTGTAGTCGCGGATATAACCGATGAAACGGATAAGGAAGGAGTACCTACTGGACGTCTTCTAATTAGAGGAATGATTTGTAAGTACAATGGTGCAATGGATTATCTTACTTTTATAGCAGAAAATCCTAATGCTATTAATTTTATTCGTTCTTATTGGGCAAAGGGCCAGACGGTACAGATTAGTGGTAAGATTAGATTTACTTCTAAGACAGAAATGATAGAAGTACCTACTCGTTTTGGCGATCCAGTTTATAGACCGAGGACAACCTCTTGTAGAGAACTTATTATAACAGCAGATTCTACTGATGTTCTTACAGATGAACAGAAGTTTACACAAGCTGAAATCGATGCAGGCATAGCTATGAGAAATCAGGCTATTGAAAAGGAAAAGGAGAGAGCTAAGAGTGCGAGTAATAAGACTTCAACAGTAGCTACTCCTACGGTTAATAATTACGGTTTCTAAAGTATAAAGGAGGTAAGGTATGGTAGATTTATTAAACTTAACTCCGATTACCATTAGTAAAAATCTTAAAGGTAAATTTATACTTTTATATGGTGAGCCTAAAGTCGGTAAGACAACTTTTCTTAGTAAAATACCTAAAACTCTTATTTTGAGTTTTGAACCCGGTACTAATGCATTAAATAATGTTTATGCTCAGCCGATACAGTCTTGGGCAGATTTTAAAATGGCTATTCAACAGCTACGAATGCCCGAACTTAAAGAAAAGTTTGATATTATAGGCATAGATACCGCTGATGTTGCATATGACTTATGCGTTAAAAAGATATGTAGCGATAATGGGGTTTCTCAAATAAACGAAATCCCATATGGTGGCGGATATGATTTAGCAAAGAAAGAATTTGCCAATGCCTTTAATGACTTAGCTTTTATGGGTTATGGTATGGTTTTCATAAGCCATTCCACTGAAAAAAAGTTTAAAAATGAAAAGGGAGAAGAATATACACAACTTGCTCCTGCGATGCAAAATCGCGCCTATGATATAGTAAATAAATTAGTCGACATTATAGGCTATATCAGAACAATTACAAACGAAGATGGTACTAGAAAAACCAAAATTTTTCTTCGTGGCGATGATCGTTTTTGGGCAGGTTCAAGATTTAAATATATCGAGCCTGTAGTTGACTTTTCATATGATAGTGTTACAAATGCTATCTATGCCGCGATCGACAAGGAAGTTGAAGCAAGTGGAACAGCTGATGGAGCAGCAACGGCAACAGAAGAATACAATCCATATTTTAAACTTTCTTATGATAGCCTTATGGCTGAAGCTAAACAGTTTTGGTTAAAACTTACTAACGGAAACACGGCTAATGCAAAAGCTATTCTTGAAAAGGTTGGAGAACTTACAGGAAATCCTGGAAAAGAAGTTAAGATTTCAGAAATAACTGAAGATAAAGTAGAAATACTCGAAGAAGTAGTAAACTTTATGAAAGGAATGTAAAGATTAGGGGAAGGCTTTTGTCTTCCCTTAATTTGGTATAAGGAGTTTATATGACATATATAGCAGCTTTAGACCTTTTATTAAATCGTCCCGCTATACTCAAAGATTTTGATAATATTACTATTTTAATAGCAGATATGAATAAATTATATTCTTATGCCGAAAGTAGATTCAGAGATAATCCATTTACAATAAAGGCACAGAAAGCTATAAAAATTGTCTCTTCTATTTACAAAAAAATTTACTTTTCTGACGAAAGAACAATAGAAAATTTATTAAAAACCTTTGATAGTGAGATAGAAAAAGAAAAATATATTTTAGTAACCAATAATGTTATATTATGGTCAATAGCAGATTACTATAATGTAAAGATTAGACGTTTTTCTATTCAAGATAATGAGTATAATGGTATTATTACTTTAAATCTTAAATTAGATGAAAACGGATATGCTCCTGAATTAGAAAAGTTACTAAACACAACTGACTGGACGCATGAAACAATATTTCCTAATCAGTTTGTTGTTATTAAAGATATAAACAATTCTAATGAAGTTCATAGTATGTATAGGTTTAAAGATAATAAACTTATGCCTTTGAGCTTAAATCAACAACAAATAAAAAATGAGTATGATACAATAAAACCACGCAATTTAGAACAAATAGCTTTATTTAATTTGCTTAGAGATGAAAACATTTCTATTTTATTAGCAACTGGACCTTTTGGTACAGGAAAAACTTTCTGTCTAAAACATTATGCGCTTGAACAACTTTGTAAAGGAAAAATAAATAAAATAGTATATGTACCTAATAATAGCTTTAATGAAAATACAAGAGAAATAGGTACTTTACCTGGAGAGCTATTTGAAAAGGAATTAATCCACTTAGGCAGCTGGATTGATTTAATTGGTTATGAGCGTTTAAAGGATTATGTAGAGCATAATCAAATCGAATTAGTTCCTATCTCCATAGCGCGAGGACGTAGTTTTGATAATTCAATCATTATCGTTAATGAAGCACAAAATTTAACTGATAAGCATATTAAGTTACTTATCGGTAGATGTGGCGAAGGAACACGAATTTTCTTTGATGGAGATATTAAACAAGCTGATAGTGATATTTTTAGAGATCAGAGCGGTTTAAGACTTTTAACCAAACTAAAAGATAGTAACAAGTTCGCGCCAATTTTCGGAATGGTTAAACTCAATACTATTGAAAGAAGTTTAACAGCACAAGCATCTGCTTATCTTGATGAATTAGAATAAGTTGACTTTTTTCAAATAATATGATATAATTATATTATGAAAGGTGTGGGAAGATGAACATAGTTAAATGTAAGCGCTGTGGCGAACAAATAGATAAACGTGTAGATGAGTTTGTTAAACTTTCTAGCGGTTATTCTCATAAAGAATGTGAAGAAAAGTTTCAAATTAAAAAAAATACAGTTATTTGTCGTATTTGCCGCTGCGGAATTAATAAAATGGCAGATGATTTTATTAAGCGAAGTGATGGCTATGTTCATCGTTCTTGTATCTCAACAGATGAAAAAGATAAAATAGAGTTATCAAATTATATATGTGAATTATTTCATTTAAAAGCTCCTGGTCCAGTAAATAATAAGTTAATAAGTAAATTTCACACAGAGAATGGATATTCTTATAAAAGTATGTATTATACTTTAAAATATCATTTTGAAGTGAAAAAAGGTTCTGTTGAAAAAGCGCAAAGTAGAGTAGGAATTATTCCATATGTATATGATGAAGCAAAAAAATATTATGATGGATTGGCAGAAACAAAAAATAAGTTACACAATTCTGTCAAAAAGCAACTTAATCAAAAAGAAGAAGTTATAGTAATAAAAGTTGCTCCGAAGAAAAAGAAAAGAAACATAGATTTGGAGGATTTGGTTTGACTTCTTTAATCGACAAAAAAATAATTTTACAGTTGTTCGGCAGTTTAATGAAGGCGCCGATATTATTAAGTGAAAGTGATAAATATAATCTTGTACCAGAAGATTTTAACACTAGTTTTGAAAGATATATTTTTGCTTCAATATATAATTTGTATATAAATGGGGCAGAGCATATAATGCCGCAAGATGTAGACGCTTATTTAAATGATAAGCCAAGTTGCTATTCTATTTTTGAAAAAGAGAAGGGAATAGTCTTTTTACAAGATGCGTTAGAATTGTCTCAAATAGAAAACTTTGACTATTATTATAAAAAATTTAAAAAATTTAAACTAATAGAAGATTTAAAGCTCATAGGTTATTCTACAAATAAATTGTATTGTGAAAATTTAATTCTTCCAGAAGCAGAAAAAATAAATGAAAAATTTGAACAAAGCACTTTAAAAGATATATTAGATAAAGTATTATTTGATATTAGCGGTCTTGAAGAAAAATATAAAGTCAATCAAGAAAATAAATCATATAAAATATCTGATGGTATTCGTGACCTTGTGAAAGGCTATGAAGAAACTCCAGATATAGGTATGAAACTTCAAGGTCATATATTTAATACCGTTGTTCGTGGCGCTCGATTAGGTAAATATTATATTCGTTCTCTTGGTACTGGTGTTGGTAAAACAAGGAGAATGATAGGTGATGTATGTAATCTTGCTTTTCCTTATTATTTCGATTTAGAGCAGAATAGGTGGGTTGAAACCGGTGGTTGCGAAAAATGTATTTATTTTGCAACAGAACAAGATTTGGAAGAAATACAATCTCTTATATTAGCTTATTTAACAGGAATTAATGAAGAAATAATTCTTGAGGGACAGTATAACAACGAAATAAGAACACGATTAAGTCAAGCTGTTAGAATTATAGAAATGTATGAAGACAATATAGTTGTAGTTCATATGCCTGACCCAACAATTGAGCAAGTTAGAGCAAAAGTTAGATACCATTACTTTCACGATAACGTCCAGTATTTATTTTATGATTATATCTTTTCTAGTCCGGGACTTTTAAATGAATATAGAGATTTGGGAATAAGAGAAGATGTAATTTTAAATATTTTCTCAACTGCATTAAAAAATCTTGCAGTTGAATTAGATATGTTTGTAATGTCAGCCACTCAGTTAAATGATACTAACTCTGATGCTGGTAAAAGAAAAGAATTAAAGAATCAAACATCTATTCGTGGTTCAAAAGCAATTTTGGATAAAGCGGATGTTGGTGGAATAGGTACAACAGTTCTAAATGACGAAATTGAAATGATTAAAGAGCTACAAATTCCATGTAAAATGATGCCAAATCAAGTGCTAGATATATATAAATTACGCCGTGGCCGATATAATAGCGTTCGTATTTGGAGTTATTTTGATTTGGGAACCTGTAGATTAACTGATTTATTTGTTACAGATGCAAAGTATCAATTAGTTCCTGATTTTCAAACAATTGATTTTCAATTTGAATATCAAGAAAAAGAAAAATACACAAAAGAAATAGAAGAATTTAATAAAGAATATGAAGAAAAAGTATTTAATATAAAAATTTCAGAAAATGGCGAAATAACAGAAAATGATGATAATATAGATTGGAGTGCTATGTTTTGATTGATAGAGAATATTTAAACAATATTCGATTAAGTCTAACAGATAAAAATATCATTGATGTCTTTCAACGTTTAGGAATTGACAGATATGAAGATAAACCTGATTATATTATCTTTCCTACTATATGTCACAACGAAAACGCAGCGGAAGCAAGTATGAAATTATTTTATTATAAAAATAATAAACTTTTTCATTGTTATACCGAATGTGGAGAGACATTTGATATTTTTCGTTTATTAGAAAAATATTACAAAACAAGAGGAATTAAATATAATTTTCAACAAGACATATTAAGTTTTGTTAAAACCGATGCACAATTTTTGCCTGGAATAAATTTCGATACAATACAATATACAAGTATTGCAGATAAGTATAAAACAAGAGAGCCTACTACATTGAAGACAATATCAAACAATGTAATGAATTCTTTTGTGAATTATTGTACTAAAGAATGGTTAGATGAGGGCATTACAGAGAAAGAGTGTGAAAAATTTAATATTAAATTTTCTATTTCTCAAAATAAAATTGTGATACCACATTATGATATAAATAATAATCTTATAGGTATTCGTGGTCGTGCATTAGATCCAGAAGAAATAAAAGAAAAAGGAAAATATCGTCCAATCACGATAGAAAATCATACATATGCTCATCCACTATCATTAAATTTATATGGATTGAACAAAACAAAAATAGCAATAAAAAGAAAGCATTATTGTATTGTTTTTGAAGGTGAAAAAAGTGTTTTATTGATGGAACGATATTATGGAAATGACAATGTGTCTGTCGCTAATTGTGGCAGTAACCTTCATAAAACACAATTAAAATTATTATTAACTCTTGGGGTTTCTGAAATTATAATAGCTTATGATAAAGAAAACACAACAAAAGAAAATTCAGAAACATATTTTAATAAACTTTATAAGATTTGCACGAAATATAATAATTATTGTAATTTTAGTTTTATTTTTGATAGAGAGAATTTATTAGAAGCAAAAGACTCCCCAATAGATAAAGGACCAGTAATTTTTGAACAGTTACTTCGTAACAGAGTAAGAGTATAGGGGACGTATAATGCAATATAAAGTAAAATCATTAATAAAAAGCGATTATTTAGATACAATTCTTAGAGAAAGAGGAATTTTTCATCCCGACTGGTATAAACAGCCAGACTTGGGATTAATCAGTAGTGCGAATTATCTTGATAACATAGAAAAAGGCTGTAATTTACTATACAAACATTTAGAAAATAATTCTAAAATA